GGGGCAGCGACGAAGCTCATCAGCGGTACCGCGAACATCACTGCTCCGATCGCGTTCGGGGCGGGTGTGCTTGCGCCGCTGCAGCGTGACGGGAAGGGCGACTTCGCCAACGCAGATGACATCTCGCTGGTGCGTTCCAATGTGCGGCAGGTGCTTGGCACCTTGGCGTCCTCGGGGCTTTCCCGCGGAGAGCTCCAGTGGCGGCCGGAGTTCGGGACCACGTTGCAACTCCTACGGCACCGCAACATGGACGAAACGCTGGTCGAGCTCGCGCGCACCTACGTCGTGGATGCCTTGCGCACCTGGCTTTTCCGGGTGCGGGTGAAGGACGCTTCGGTCGAACTGGACTTCGACGCTAGCGCGCTCCGCATCCGCGTGCTGTACGACATCCTTGGAACGAACGAGCGCTCAGTGCTCGTAACGAACAACATCGAGACCGTCGAGCTCCCGATCGGAGGTTGAGGCCATGGCACTGCTACCGCTGAACCTCGACTACACCGACAAGGACTTCGCGTCTTTGCGGGCGCGCCTGTTCGACATGATCTCGCAGGTCTTTCCCGAGTGGACCGACCGCGAGGTCGCCAACTTCGGGAACCTGCTCGTCGAGTTGTTCGCCTTCGTCGGCGACACGCTGCTGTTCTACCAAGACAATCAAGCCCAGGAGAGCCGGTTGAGTGACGCGCAGCTCCGCAAGTCGGTGCTCGCCTTGGCGAAGATGCTCAACTACACGCCGGAGGGCAACGCCCCCGCGCGTGCTGACCTTCTGGTGTCCCTCGATGCGGTGCCACTTGTGCCCGTCGTGCTCGAGGCTGGGCGCCTGTACGAGACCGCAGAAGTGACGCAGCGCGTGCGGTTCCAGCAGCTTTTCGACGTGACCTTCCAGCCTGGGCTCGACCCCCCGCAGCTGTTCGTCTCCGTTGAGAACAGCGAAGACAACGACGAGACCCAGGCGAGCAACACGTTGCCCGACCAGGAGTTCGTGCTGCAAGGCTCGCCGTACATTGACGGCACGCTCGTCGTGTCGGCGCTGAACGGGGCCTACACGCAGGTCGACAACTTCCTGAACAGCACCGCCAACGACCGGCACTACACCGTCTTCGTCAATGAAAACGGTCGGGCGCTGGTCCGCTTCGGCAACGGCGTCAACGGCGAGATCCCACAAGGGCAGGTCAGCTTGTTCTACCGCACAGGTGGTGGCTCTGGCGGCAACGTCGACGCCTTCACCATCACGCGCCTGGTAGGCACGGTGACGGACGCCAACGGCAACCGCGTCAACGCGACGGTGACCAACCCGAACGCCGCGCGTGGTGGAGTGGACCGGGAGAGCATCCAGTCCATCAAGCAAAAGGCGCCAGCAAGCACGAAGCTCACCGACCGCACGGTGTCTCTCGACGACTACGAGATTGGCGCTGTGAACGTGCCAGGGGTTGCTCGTGCGCTCATGGTCACGAGCGACCAAGTGGTCGGCATCCCGGAGAACCGTGGCTTCTTGTACATCGTGCCGGACGGTGGAGGCGTTGCCCCGCAGGCCCTCAAGGACGCGGTGTCTACCGAGCTCACGGTCGCCCGCCCTAAGACGATCACGTTTCAGTTCTTCGTTGTCGATGCTCAGTACGTGACGGTCGACATCGCCGCGACCGTGTACTTTGACTCGGGAGCGAGCAAGCGCGCGACCGTGACCGCGGTGGAAGACGCCTTCGCTGAATACTTCCGCGTGACAAACCCAGACGGAACGCCGAACGAGCGTGTCAAGTTTGGGTTGCAGTACGGCTCCGACAACACCCTCCCGATGTCGGACCTGTTCTGCTTGCTCGAGCGCGTGGCTGGTGTTCGCAAGGTGGGCGACCGCGACCTCGACTTCCTCCTCAACATGGTGCATGGCGACCTGCCGCTTCAGTTCTTCGAGTTCCCGCTTCTGGGCTCGGTGACCATCACGGACGGAGACACCGGCAGCGTGGTGCTGCCGCTGTGAGGAGCAAATGGTCGCAGCCACCTTCCCAAACCTGTCCTTCGAGAACCCGCCCGGTACTGGTCCCACGCTTGTGTCCGCCGCGGCGGAGCCGTTCGCGTTCACGGACGGGCAGATACTCTCCCTGCAGTTCGCAGGCGTGCAGGAGGACGTTGTGCTGCTCGCCTCCGACTTCGGCGACATCGGGGCGGCTACCGCGGCTGAGGTCGCGGCCTTGCTGGAGGCCCGCGTGGACGACCTGGGGGCCGCCGACGACGGTGGCTTCGTGCGGCTCACCTCGTTGCTCACCGGCGAAGACATCTCTTTGGAGGTGTTGGCGGGCGGTGCAAACGCGGAACTTGCCTTCCCCGCAGGAGCGGTGAACGGGGAGACCTACGAAGGCGGCGCCCCGAACGGCTGGAACGTTCTCACCGACACAGACAGCGTGAACGAGTGGGCCGAGTGGGCCGACGAGAACGGGCGACCCGAAGAGATCTTCGACGGCGACGGGTGGGTCACCGCAATGGTATCCGACTCGTTCAGCGACGCCATCTTCGACGCGGCAACCCTGCCGGCACCGTTCGAGACATTCACAGGCTGGAGCTCAACGGGTCTGCTGCTTTCGTTCTTGGCGGAGGCAGCGTCGTTTGGCGCTTTCAACGAAGCCTTCGAGCCGTTCGAGACCGGCTGGGGCAGCCCGACCTACTTCGCTTTCCCACCGCCAGCGTTGCTGCCTGTGGCCCCTGAGACCTTCGAGTCTTCGTGGGGGCAAGGCGGGCCACCGTCTTCCTCGTTTTCGGCGGACACTTCCTTCGCCAACGGCACAAAGAACGCGGAGGACTTCGAGGACGTATCGCCAGCGTTCTACGTGGTGCAGCCGATCACCGCGGCGGCAGGGTTGTGGCGCATCACGATCAATGGCATCTCGCACACATACACGGCAACCGGGGGTGACTCCGCCGCAGACATTGCCTTGCAGCTGCGGACGGCAATCAACACCGGGAGTACGGGAGTCGGTTCTTCGGTCGTAGGTTCTATTCTCTCGCTTTGGCCGACTGACCCCGACGCCGACCTTTTCATCGTAGTGGCCCCTCCGTCCGGCGGCACGGTAGACACCGTGACCGCACGGGACTACCCGCTTCTCGCTGAGGAGTGGGTGGGCCAAGACCTCAACCCCGACTTCGACTAGGAGTTCCAAGTGGCAAGCACAGACTGGGCGACCCTTCCCAACAGCATCGACAACGCATCGCTCCGCAGTGGTGTCACCTCCGGCGTTACCCCTCCGAACGGTGGAGGCAGTTTCGTCTACGGCTTCAACAGCCGCACGACCGGCTTCTCCGGGGCACGTGCGCTCAAGTACACCGGAGCGGCAAACTTCGACCCGTTCCCAAGCAACACTGGCGGGCGCATCACCGGCGCGCTCAAGCGGTTGCCTTCCGGGGGTAACACCGGCTTCGCGCCGTTCCTGTTCCTGCTGGAGCAGGCCAACGACGCGGCAGGTGTTGGTTACATGCTCGGGCTGCAGGACGACGACCCCTCCTTCATCACGCTCCGACGCGGCTCTCTTGCGCAGGGTCTCCCTGCGGGGCTCGTGGGTGAGAGCGGGATCTTGCGCCGCGGTTCCGAGTCCATCCCGGCCGACACCTGGGTTCACTTGCGGCTCGACGCCATCGTGCAAGGGACTGGAGACGTGATTCTGCGGGTGTTTCAAAACAACCTGCAAATCAATCCGGTGACCGCCCCCGTGTGGCAGCCCGTGCCGGGTATGGACGACTTCATCGACGACGCCCTCGGCATCAACGCCGGGTCGCCGCCCCTCACCGGCGGCCGTGCGGGCTTCGGCATGTTCGCTAGCGACGTCTCACGCCGCGCTGCCTTCGACCAGATCACCATCGCCCGCCAGCTCCCGTGACCCCTCCGCGGTACATTCTGCGGTCACCCGCCGCTATTCTGCTCTACGTCTCCGTGGGGCTCGTGGTGTTGTTCGCGCTTTTCCAGCAGGTCGCCTACTGACATGCCTTTCGGTGCACTCACACGCAGCAAGTCCTACCGGCAGCTCTGGCGCCGGTCGGAGACCCGCACGCCGCCGCCTGGCGGACGCGGGCCGGCTTCGCTCGTCCTTGGCTCTGACGCCACGGACGAGACGGCAGTGCTGCGTGTGGGTGACACCGTGGAGGTCGGCACCACCGGGCTCGTCAACGACGCGAAGCGGTTGGAGGTGCGCGGCGAGGTGCGGCTCAACGCCGCGCCGCCTGTCGGCTACATGTGGCGCGTGGCGTTGGAGGTCGACGCGCACACCGTCAACGTGGACTTCTCCGAGTCGCGCGTCGGTGCGTTGGCGTTCCCGGTCTCGTTCGACCTGTCGGACATCGCCCCGAACGTTGCGGGGCTTGCCGGGTCCGTAGCGGTCAACTGGTCGCTCACGCTCCTGCAAGACCCGGACAACGCTGGCAGCGCCACCGACGACGTGCAGGTCGTGTTGCCGTCGGTGTACATCGACCGGCTCATTGCCCCCGAGGTGGTGCCCGCCGATCTGTACTTGGAAAGCCGGTCGCCTGCACCGCAACAGCGCAACGTCCCGAACGCACTGCCGACCATCTCGTTCACCTTGGCCGACCTCAACGGTGCCGGTGTCGACTTGGCGAACACGACCGTCACGGTCGACGGGGCGGTGGCGTACACCGGGGGGGCTTTCGTGGCCCCGTGGTCTGGTACAGCGACCGCTGGTGTTGGTCCGACCAGCGCCGACACCGTGTTCGTGCTCAACGTTCCGGCTACTTTGCTGCCGTACAGCAGCGAGCAACTTGTCGAGGTGGCGGTCACCTCGGAGCTCAACGGTGGGCTCTCCCCCCTGTCCGAGACGTGGGCCTTCATCTCGGCGGACACCATTCCTCCGGCGCTACAGCGCGCGGTGATGACCGGCAAGCGAACGTTGCGGGTGTTCTTCACCGACGGCGTTCTGCTCGACGACTCGGACAAGGGAGCGCTCAACCCCGACAACTACGCGATCACCCGGGTGTCTCAACCCACCGCGTCCCTCAGCGTGGTGGCCGTCACAACCGTGTCGCAGTCCTCGAGCGCGGTGGACTTGCACTTCGACACCGAGGCCACGTTCAGTGGCGACTACGCAGTGATCGCCCGGCGGGTGGTCGACGACGCCGGCAACGTGCTCGACCCGCAAGGGCGCCGCATCCGGTTCGTGGGCTTCCAGCCGCCGCGGCCAGACGGGCGGCGCTTCGAGCTTTTGGACTTCATGCCCGACTTCAACGTGGCGGAAGACCGCACTGCGACCGAAGGCGGGTGCGAGACGTCGCCCGGCAGCGGCGACCTGCGGCGGTTCCTCTCCGTGCTGCAGGAGGTCGTCGATCTGCTGCTGTGCTCTGTCGACTCGTGGACGGACATCATCGACATCGACCTCGCGCCGGAGGCGTTCCTCGACGCCATCCTACAAGACCTCGGCAACCCGTTTGCTCAGTGCATCTCTGATCTTACCGTGATCGAGAAGCGCCGCCTGGCGCGAATCCTGATCAGCATCTACAAGCAGAAGGGTACGCCACAGGGGGTCATCAACGCCATCCGGTTCTTCACGGGCATCGAGGTCACGCTGGACGTGATCAACGCGCGGCAGTTCTGGCAGCTCAACGTGTCCTTGCTTGGCATCAACACCACGCTTGCACCGGGAGTCGGTTCGCCGCTCTGGTACTCGTTCTTCGTGGTGTCTCCGGTCGTGCTGACTGACGACCAGCGGTCGCGTATCCTGTGCATCGCGGACTACATGAAAGCCGCGCACGAGCACATCCTTGGCGTGTTGGAGCCTGGGAACATGATCACGCCGAGCGACTACTGGATTCTCAACGTGTCCCTACTGGGGGCTACCTCACCGCCCGCGACGATCCTCGCGTAGAAAGGCTAGGGATACCATCAACCGATTTGATTTCTACTTCGAGCAGCTTGTCACGCAAGCCGACATGGATGGCGCCTTCAACTTCGCGGAGGACGCCGACCGACGCATTCAGGCGGACAACGACTACGTGGGCATCGTGCGCGGGCTGGACGTGGTGGAGGCCGCCCCCACCCCGAACATGACCGTCCAGGTGCTCGACGGGGTCGCCTACGACCAGACCGGGCGCCGGTGCTTCGTGCCGGTCGACCAAGTGCTCGACATCACACAGGACAGCAACGGTGTCCCGACTGCCGTGGCGAACCCCGGCAACGAGAAGTGGCTCTCCATCTTCATCGCGTTCGATCGTGTGCTCAGCGACCCGCGTGTGGACGGCAACGGTGTCCCGTTGCAGTACCTTCGGGCGGAGTCCTTCCAGTTCATCCTCGACCAAGGAGCCGAAAACACCGCCGGCACCGCCGCGGTGTACACCTCCGGCAACTCGGAGCCGTTCGCGCTTACCAACGGCGCGACCTTGGAGATCTCGGTCGACGGGCAGGCCCCGCAGACCGTCACCTTCAACTCCGGTGACTTTTCCAACATCGCCGCGGCCACCGCTGCCGAAGTGGCCGCGGTCATCACAGCGCAGGTCGTTGGAGTCACCGCAGCGGACAGCGGCGGCGCGGTAGCCGTCACCTCAGCCTCCACCGGCCCTGGTGCCAGCATCTTCGCGGCCGGCGGTTCCGTGCTCGGCGTGTTCGATTGGCCGCTCGTTCCTGCCGTGGGGGCGGGTGGCCCTACCCGCCCCGCACTGCGCCCCGACGCGCTGCTGCTCGCCGACGTGCTCGTGCGCTTCGGTTCTACCTCCGTTGTCGACAAGCCCGACCCCGGCGGCTCGGGCGGTGTCATCGACATGGACACCCGCCGAGAGACCGTCTTCGAGTACAACGGCTTCTTCTCGATCAAGGCCGGAACGATCACCGAGTACGCTGCGGCCTTCACCGACGCGCTCGAGCTGCACATCGCCACCGCCGGCAACGCGCACCCAGCCACCGCCATCACGTTCGACCCGTCGGCCATTCCGGCTGACTGGTCTGCGCTGGCGACCTCCCCCACGGTGCAACTCGCCTTCGAGGCGGTGGTCGACGACCTCTCGCAGCAGGCCGCCGTCACCGGGGCTTCCCTCGTAGGCGCCTCGGCGACTGCAGGGCCCGACCTCACGTCGGCTGGGACCGTCCAGCAGCAGCTCGCTGCCGTCGACGCGGCGAAGGGCTCACTCGCAAACGCGAACTCGTGGGCCGCACTCAACACGTTTACCGGAGGCGCGCGCGTCGAGAGCTCCGTGAACTTCCGCGACGTGGCGTGGCGGTTGATCCCCCGAGATGCGGCCGGCGGCGTTGCTTGGGTCTTCGTCCGCGGCGGGCAGCCCAGCCCCATCCGCAAATACGGGGTCACCGAACAGCACTCCCTCACGGCGTCGCCCACCATCTACACCGTCGACCTGTTCGATGGGACCACCGCGCCCATCGAGACCCTCACTGGGCGAATCACTGGGCGCGTTCACATCTGGGACGACAACAGCAACCCGACGGCGGCAACGTCGCATGACTTCAGCGCGGCGTTCTACTTGTCTGCAGGCGTGAACCAGACCGTCGTGTTCGACGAGGCCATCAGTGCCGCGCTCGAGACTGCGTCCGGTGCTACGAACCTGTCGCTCGTGCAACTCAACGCCCCTGCACTGTCGGGTCGGTTGGAGCTCGCCGTGTCGTTCGCCGCCAACGCCGGACAGACCCGCAACATTGCGGTCCAGTGGGAACTCGAAGTGTTCAACTCGAACCAGTGACGCCATGCCGATCGACCAAGAACTCGTCTCGACGCTCACCAACTCCTTCAACGCCGAACTGCGGCAGTTGAAAGAGATTGAGGAGCAGCGCGAGCGCGAGCGCAAAGCCAAGGCGGAGAACACCGAGGCATTGCTCAAGACCATGCTGGAAATGCAGGCGGCGGCTGACCAACGCGCGGAGGCACGTCGCAAGTTTTTGGTTCGCTTCGTACTTGGGCCGTCGGGACTCATCGCGGCAATCTCCGGCGGTTTGCTCGCCTATGTGCAGGCAACGCGACCCACCGACCCCTCAGCGATCGAACAGTCGGCGCAAGTTGAAGCCGTGGGCGCCAAGGTCGACCGTCGCGTCAACGAGTTGGACCGGCACATCAAGAACAACGACAAGAAGATCGAGCGCGTTGTTGAAGTGCTGCTCGACCAGCAGGTTCAGATCTCAGAATCTGCCGACTTCATCGTGGGCAAGATTGAGACCGCGCACCCGCGCACTCGCAACATGGACGTCCCCGCGTCCGTGAAGGCGGGCCGAGAAAAGGCGCGCGCGATCAAAGCCAAGCGCGTGACCACCGAGTACGACCCCGCCGACCCGATCGGCGACCTGTAGGAGATCCAAACAATGTCCATCGCCACCCCCGACATGACCGAGTTCGCAACCCTTTGCGAGCAGTGCTCTCCCGCAGTGTCTCTCGCACAGAAGCTCGACACCCTCGCAGCGTTGGAACTCGCGCACTCCGACCGGGTGGTAGCGTGTTTTGGTCAACGGGCCTACGATGTTGTTCGCGAGTGTCGTTCGGTTGCGTCACTTGCTGCGCGTACTTCGGCGGAGCTCGGCGAACATGGACCTCGACAACCTCGACGATCGGATTCTTGATCACCTGCGGGCAGTTGCGCACACGAAGCGCGCGCTGCTGCAGGTTGCGGTCGACATCACGGACGAGTTCCCCACGCAAGCGGGTGTGCTCGTCTCGATCATCACGTCGTTGACCCGCTCCGCCGACAAGCTACTCGGTGACACCGTTGTCGAGTAAGCTGCCCGCGTCATGCTGGATAGCATCAAGACCCTCCTGGCCTCCAAGCGTTTCCTGATCGCCATGCTCACCGTCGCGGTGGACGTGGCGCTTGTGTTCGGCGTCGAGCTCGACCCCGACAAGCTCGAGACGCTGCTGTACGCCGTCAACGCTCTCGCTCTCACCTTGATCGGCGGCATCTCGGTCTCGGACCACGGTAAGGCGCTCGCCATGCCGCGCGGCATCAGCCACAAAGGGCACGGGCAACTCGTCGACATCGGGGATCTCAACGCGCTACTCGACGGCATCGGCGGGTGGGGGCCGGACGCGGACACCACGGACCCCGACGCAGGGGTGCCGGCGCCCGTGCCCGAGGACGAGAACCGCGTGTAACGCGCGGGCCCCTCACGTGCCCTGTGTGCGCCCGCGGGTCTGCCCCGCGTTCACCCCCGCCCCGGAAGCCCAGGACGCCGCACAGGGGCAAATGCGGGGCCGTGGGAGGGGTGCCCCGGGCAGACCCCGCGGGAAAGGCCCGTGGATGGGCCTTTCCCGCGCACTGCGCGCGTATACCCGCGCGGTGCGTGCGTCACTCGTCCGCGCCGAGGGCGGCGACCTGCGCCAGTACCACGAGCACCGCGGCCACCGCCAGCACGCCGACGAGCCCGGTGAGTTGGCCTTGCAAGGCGAGCGCCGCAGCTCCAGCGCCGCACACCACCACGACCGCGGTGACGCACGCCCACACGAGCCAGTAACCGACGCGCCTCACAGCGGCCTCGGCTCCACGATCATGCCTCGGCCCTTGTACACCTCGAAGAACCGCTCGCTCACGTCTTTGCGCGTGGTCCACAGGACCATCATGTGCGAGTTCATCGGTTGCGGGCCTTGCTTCGGCGTGGTGCCGACAGCCGGCACGTAGCACTTCACGCGCTGAGACAGCAGCGCGATCGAGTTGGCTTCGACGACGTACTGGTGAAACCACCGGCGGTCGGTAGCGGCCGGCATGAACGCGAGCACCGTGGCGCCGTGTTGCGCTTCGACGCTGGCCTTCGTCACCCACTTCGAGAAGGCGTGCCAGTTCCAGTCGGGCCGCACCCACCCCGGATTGTCTTGCTCAAGACCTTCCCAGTCGGGCTCGCGTTCTCCGTGTGTCGCATTCATCAGCACCGTCGCCGCGTCGGCGTGCCACGGCAGGATGAGCCCGTCGTCCTCGTCGCCCATGCCGTACAGCACACGGTCGGCTTGAAGGAACTGGTCCGGGTGCCCGCACGGATCGAGGTTCGGGTGGCCTCCGAGCACCTCGTAGACGCGCTCACATTCTTCGGGGGGAAGCAGGTAGTTGAACTCGGGGATCTTCTTCGGCTTGCTCATGGGTTCTCCTCTTGTGGCATCGCCACGTGTTCGGGGCAGCGTGTGATCTCTGCGCCCAGGCGTCGTGCTTCGTTTGCCGCGCCACAGACGATCTGGTGCGCGCACGAGGTGCACAGTTCGACGCCGTGGTCTTGCTCGGCGTCGTCAGGGGGTTCACTCAGGCGGTCCAGTGCCGCCGCGAGGTCTGGGTGTGCTTGCGGATCGTCGACCCACAGCACCTTATGCGGGCCAAACGGCTGCGCCTGCACGCGGTCGCGCAGCATGAACACAGCGTCCATCTGCGGGATGCCTTCGTGCGCCAACGTGATCAAGATCTGGTCGGGCTCGATCGTGACGGCCGCCAGCGTGTTCGCGTCGGTGGGGCAAATGTAGACCTTCACGTGTCCTCCTTGCGCAGCAGCCGAGCGGCTTCCGCGATGGCGAGTGCGTCGGCCTCGTCTTCGGTCTTCGCGGTGTAGCGGAACCGCCGCCGCACGTAAGCCTGAACGTCAGACTTCACGGCGCCACCGTGTCCAACCGTGGTCTTCTTCCACGTGCTGACCTCCATCGGCACCCACTCGATACCTTTCGCGCGGGTCTGGTAGTCCAACCGCTCAACCGACGCGAGCAACCCACCGTAGACGTGGGCCGCCGACGTACCGACGTGCCGGCGGATGCGTTCGTAGGCGATCACGGTCGGCGAGTGTTCTTCAATGAGGTCGATGAGCATGGACTCGAACTTCAGCCACCGTTCTCCACGGTGGGCCTTCGTACCCGAACGCAACGTCCACCGGCCGGACTCAACGCGACGTCTCCCGTAGAGAACCGCGAAGCCGCACCGTGTAGCGAGGTCGAGCGCGATGATGCGGTCAGACGCCAAGCGCGTCCTCGACGGCCGCAAGCACGGCCGCGTGCGTTTCCAAGATCGACAGCCCGGTGACTTGAATGGTGCGGCTCACCGGAGCGAGCCCCGTGTTGCGAAGCCACCGACGATAGTTGGCTTGCACCTTGGTCTGGAACGCCAAGCTCTTCTCGTAGTAGTCGGGCGTGCTCGAGCGCGACGCCACGCGAGCTGCTGCCTCCGCGGGGTCGATGTCGAGGAACACATACAGGTCGGGAGCCAACGGCTTGAACAGCACCGCGTCGAGCAACTCCTTCGGGTTGTGCTCTGCTTGGTAGGCCGCGGTGCTCAGAGCGTAGCGGTCGCTGATCACGGTGCGCCCGTTGGCCAAGGCCGGTTTGATGTAGTCGAGCAGGTGAATCTCCCGGTCGAGTGCGAACGCCAGCAGCAAGGCGCGGTGCGGGACTTCGTCGCCTTTGAGCCACTCCCTGATCCTTCGGTTCAGGAACGGGTCGTGAGGCTCACGGGTGGAGAGCACGTCGTGCTTGCGGCGCGCGAGCTCTTCTCCGAGAAGCTGGGCTTGCGTGGTCGTGCCGCTGCCGTCGATGCCTTCGAGGACAATGAAACGGGCGCTCATGGTCCGGTTACCCGTTGGCGAGGAAGTCGTCCGCCCGTGTCTTGGCGGAGCGGAGCTTGTCGAGTGCGTCGGTGGAGATCACTTCGTCGAGCTTGATACCCCCGGGGTCTCGCCCCGCGCGCACAAGCTCGATGATGCGAGGAACCCCTGCGACGAGCGCTTGGGCGATGGCGATGGCGATGTTCATCGGTTGGCTTTCACTGCGCGTGCGAAGGGAAGCAAGGCAGCCCACGCCTCACGCGCTTCTCGAGCGAGGGCTTGCCAGTCGGGTTTCTCCAAGCAGGTCTGAAACGTCTCACACTCGGCGGCGGCCTTCACCGCGAGCTGGGCCACGACGAGCGCCTGCACCGCCGCGATGACCTTGGCGGTGTTTTCGGGGGCGAACTCCCCCAAGCAAGCCAGGCGCTCGTCTGGGGTGGGGAGCTCCTGCGAGCGACACTCGTCGATGCGCGCGTCGGAAGCAGCCGACCACACCTCGGCGAGCGTGTCCGCGGTAGCGTCGGAGGCAGCCACGACGGTCGCAGCGGTGGAGCGTGCACTCGCAGCGCAGGCGCCGGTGAGTAGGACAGCCGAGAGTGCGAAGGCGGTTGTGATCTTCTTCATGCCGCCTCCCTTACCGTTTCCGCCATCGAACGTCCACCTTCGACCTTGAAGTCCCAGTCGACCACCAAGGCGTTCTTCTCGGCGAACGGGACGATCACGTTCTCGATGAACAGCGCCCCCGGGTCGTGGGGCTTGTTCGTCCACGCGCTGTGCGTCGTCACCCTCTCGATGGGGTGCCCCTCGCTGCGCGCGAGGTTGAGCGTGTACTGCAGATCAGCCAGCACGTCCTCGCACGCGGGATCGTCTGCCGTCGGCCCGGCCTTGCGGGAGTCCATGTCCCACGCGAAGCCCAAGTAGTCCCGGTTCGCCCCGTTGCCGTGCCACGTCACCCAGTCGAAGGGGAGGTTCAGATACAGCACCGAGTTCGCCGCGCTGATCACTTGGTACGAGAGCCCGTAGTTGTACTTCTGCGCGGGTTCTCCCCGGAAGCGGCACGCGAGCGCCATCGCCCTCGCCCACTCCTCCCGCGTCGGCTCGACCGCCCGTCCGTAGTCCGGGTCCATTGGAGCCACCAGCCAAGGCGAACTGGCGCTGTAGTCCTGCACGCCCCTTCTCAGGTACTCGTTGACCTTGCTGCGGTGCGGCCCGTGCCCGCCATGAACTGCGGTGTGGTGCACACAGATCCCTTTCTTGCGCGAGGTCGTGGTCTTCGGGGAGTACCACTTGCGGCGCGGACGGCTCAGCAGGTTGCGCTGGTCGTACACCGCGAACAGGAAGTCACCGGAACAGTCTTCGTCTTCTCCGGTTTGCTTTCGTTCCGTCGCGTTCTCCGGCTCACCGGCCGCGTTGGTGGTGTGCTCGATGTACTCTTCGAGCTGCCGCCGGAACTCCGACGACAAGAGTTCCTTGACGTTGAAGTTGCCAAGCAGCGCGTCGAAGTCGATCATCGAGGCAGCCCCTCCGCTTCACGTGCGGAGAGGACACGCAGGCGTGTGTGTGCGAGATCCAGCGCGGTCAAACGCTGGTACTGGTCGACCGGCATGGTCTCGCGTGTGCCGTCCTGGTGCGTCACCTCCACCCACTCGACGCGAAGTCGGTGCGCTGCCGCGCCCGCAAGCGCGTCGATCTCGTCCTGCAGGTGGGGCGCCGCGCGGAGCAACCGCTGGCGCAAGGTCTGGACTTCGAGCGTTGAAAGATCAGCCATGGGGCCTCCTGTGAGTTGTGTATCAGTCGAGGTGATCGTGTGCAACCCCTGAAACGCTCACCGGGGTTGCGCACGATCACCTACACTCAGGCCGCCTTGGCAGCGCCCAGCGTCGGCACGACGATCTGGTCGCCCCAGGCGATCTTCTTGCCGCCCTGCGTGTACGGGACACGGGCGTGCCGACCCACGAGCACCCAGATGACGTGCACGCCTTGCGGCGGGTGAGCTGGTGCGGGCCCGTCGCCGTCGGTGAGAAAGATCACTACGTGCGGACGGGTTCCACGGTTCATCGCTTCGAGCTCGTCGAACACAGGGCAGAAGTTCGTCCCCCCGCCGCCTTGCAGCGCTGCGCACGCGGCCTTGATGTCTCGCACCTTCTTGATCCCGTGAACGCTTGCGTCGCACGCCCCGAATACGACCTCACCACCGGAAGCCTTGAGCACACCGGAGACCTCCGCCATGGCGATGCTCAGATCTTCGTGCCCCATGGACCCGGAGGTGTCGACGAATACTCCGATGCGGGGCAAGGGCGCATACATGCTCGGGAGGATGGGGCGTCCCACCCCGTAGCCGAGGGCCCACTGTCGCCGCGACGGTCGCTCATAGTGGAAGTTCACTTGCCCGCGAACCTTGGCGACTCCGGCCCGCACCGCCCGGCGTACCTTGTCTTGCCAGCGGATCTGCGGGGGTGCGAGCTGGCTGTCGCCCCACACCTTCCAGCCGCCGGGCACCGAACCCGCACCGTGCTTCTCGACGTGCTCTTTGATCGCACCCGCGACCTGCTTGCGCACGCGGTCGATGTCCACAGCCGACCGGCCGTCGTTTCCTTGCTGCGACTCGAGCACGTCGCCCGGCAGCCCAGGGATGGGGTTGCCAGCTGCGCCGCCGCAGTTGCCCGCACCGGGGCGCGGCGTCTTGCCGCCTGGGTTGCCTTGCGTCTGGGGCTGCCCGTTCCCGTTCTTTTGCTGCTTGCTTTTCTGCTGCCGAAGCGCGTCGTAGTACGCCTCCTCAGTGAGACCGGCCTTCATCGGCTTGCCGGTCTTCGGGTGCGGAATCTTGTCGGGGGTGATGTCGGACGGGAGCGGTTTGCAGCCGGCTGCGATCAGGTCGTCGTTGATGGCGGCGTCGCCTGCGTAGTTCCAGAGCTTCGGGTCATACCCGTACTCCTCTGCACGTGTGGCGTGATCTCGGAGCATGTGGCCGGTCTCGTGCAGCAGACCGAACTCGATATCTTCCAGATCCCACTCCTCTTCGACGACCTTCGGGTCGTAGTACATGACCCCACGCGACGTCACCGCCATGGCAGCACCGACCGCCTGCAGCATCCCGTCCATCGGGCGCGGCATGAGGGCGAACAACGCGGCGGAAAAGTAAGGCATCCGCTTACGTGCGAGACCGCGGGCGGCGGCGAGCTTGTCGCGATGAGTGAGCTTGACGTCGAACGTGTACATTACTCTTGGGCTCCTTTGGTGTGCTTGCGGGCCAGACGTGGCCCGAGTTCTTCGAGGAAGTTGTAGACCGCCTGTTCGACGTTCTTGAGATGGCGTTGTGACTTTGCGTGCGTCCTGATGGAGCGGTGTCGGCTGCCGCACACCGTGCACACGTCTTTGCCTGCGGAACGCTGCCCCGTGTAGACTGTTTGTGCGAGCGATCGAATCCCGTTGCCGTTGATCGAGAAACGCCCTCCACCGAGGTAGTGCGCGACGTCACAGTAGTGCCCTTCCCAGCGGATCGACACACGGGCGATGCCGGGGCCGGAGTAGTTTTTACTGAGCGCCTTCGAGACGATGTGGATCGACCACCCCGTCGGCGTGGTGATCTCATCGGTGTGGCGCTTCATTCGCGAGGCCCACAGGTCTTCTCGCAGACGCGCTGCAAGCTCTGCTTCGCTAAAAGAAACGTGCTTCCGCATCCGCTGCTCGTGCGCCTTATTCAAGGCAGCAAATAGGACCGCTCGCACACCTGGGCAGCTCTCCAAAACGTCGGGCGGGATCATGCTAAGAGCCTTGCTCACGTGGTCGTAGTGTGCCGTCCACAGTCTCACAAAGGCATTGCGCACGGTGCTCGGGATCTCACCGCAGCAGTGGTACTCGTCGTCCCCGCCGAGCAAGGCGCGAAGCACAGCCGCCTCATCGGGTGGGGGTGGGGACACGGAGCACGTACTTCGGACGCACTTGAGCGTGCCAGACGTGTCGGTCTCGAGTGTGAGCTGGTGCCCGTAGTCCCCACCGTGCGAACACGGGACGCGCACCGTGAGCGAGGTGCCCACGGTGAGCGCCCGAGCCCGTTCACGGGCACGTCGCCGCGTGAACGTCGAGCGGCTCACATATCCCCCATCGCCTGCATCACCGGGCCCATCTTCGCCATCACCTTTCGGGCGATGGCGCTTTGGGCGTGGCCGGAGCGCACGAGGGTCTTGCCTCCCATCACGGTCAGGTCCGCGGCGTCCTTCACTACGTCGCCGAGAATGTTCCACAGCGCCTCGCCTCGCTCCTTGCGGCGGTCGGCGTTCTTCGGCGCCACGAGGCCCGCGCACGAGTTGATCACTGCGCTCGCCACGTCGGGCCGCTCGGGGTTGTACCGCCAGACCTTCGTGTAGTCCTTCGCGTCGAGCAGCTTGTCGGGGTCGGGCAGGTCGGTGGCTTGCTCGTACTGGCGGAGCTCCCCCGCCAACGCTCGCCCGACGCAGCCTTCGAGCAGCACGTCGGCGTCCACCTCTCGCAGCCCAGCTGCCTCGGCGGCGGCGAGCGACTTGATGGTCATCTCCCACGTTCGGGGGGAGGCCCACGCCTTGCTCGCGTTCGGGTCGCCCGAGTCGGGCAGCATCATCAGCCGGCTGGAGTTGGCTCGCAAGAAGCCGGTCACGACGCCCTTCGCCTTCGCCTCGCACACAGCGAAGCGGGAGTCGATGCGCGCCATCACGTCGCTCGCCGGCTCGACGTTCTCACACTCCTGCCAGCCCGAAAGGATGCCTTCGCTCCAGTCGACCGCGCTGGGGTCGCCCCAGTCAATATGAATCCAGCGGTTCGCCATGGGCGGTGCGAGGTCGTATCCGCCCGCAGCGATCTCCGGCGGGTTGGCGGCAGCCATGAAGACGACGTTGGGGTGGAGTTTGAGATCGCCAACGTAGCCCTCGTTGACAACGCGGAGAAGTGCCGCCTGCACGGCGGGGGCGCACGTTGTGATCTCGTCGAGGAGGACGATGACCACCTGCCCCTTCTCGGCGGCGGCGTTCGCTTGCCGTGCCCAGGCCGGG